TCTTTAGTGTCATACGCTTTTACGTCTGATTGTGTAGCTCTATATATTATTTCAGAATCTACTGATTGTCCATTATTTTCTTCACTTGGAATAAAACTAAATTCTACACATTCTGTTTTATTTGATATTGGCGTTGGGTCAGTAACCGAGTCAACAATAGATGCTCCACCAATAGTCCTTTGAAAGTAATCGTTTGATGTGCTTGTACCTATAGTAACAGTACCACTAATAGGTGCTTCTTGTATTTCAGCTGTAAACCTTAAATTAGTTCTAAATAAATAAGTATCTGCTGCTATTGGCTGAGATTGATTGCCAAATAAATAAGGAGTTCTTTTACAAGGCCAGGAATCGTAAGAATTCCAATCTGCGTTATTACTAACGTCAATAATACTTGGCATTATGTTTGGGTCGTTTATAGCATCACTTTGAGATACTGCATAACCCCTTTTAATACCTAAAGTTAAAGCAGAAGAATTATTTAAAGTCCAAACTAATTGATTTGTTCCGTTTGATTGTAAGTAGTAATTATTTGTTCCGTTTGATAATTTTATAGTTAAATCACAAGAGTTTCTGTAAGTGTTACTAAATACATCGTGATTAGAGTTAAAACTAAAATCACTTTTTGTAACCCTAATATTATTATGAAACACAAAGTGCATTGTGTGAACACCTGTGTTGGCAGCTAAAAATCCTGCTATTAAATTAACTCCTTCTATATTTGTTCCTTCACTTAAACTAAAATTAGACGCACCTTGACTATGCTTTATGCTAACACTTTCTAAAGGTGGATCGTAAGTAAAAGTAGAACCGCCTAATATTGGATTGTCAGACGTGTTTATAATTATTGCTGTGTTTATATTTTCAACCGTAGTACCTGTTGCAATCGAAGAATAATTATAAGTTCTTAAAGAGCCTGTTGAATTATCTAATAATTCGTTAGGCTGTATAAAGTTGTATTTACCTTCAGCTAAATACCCTTTTAAACCAAACAACCTAGAAACACCTTTTATAACATCTCCAAGTTTAAAATCTAAAGGATTTCCTCCAGGAACTACATTACCTTCTTCATCAAATTGTGTAGGGTTAGAAAAAGCTCCTTTTGATATACGATAAGTAGATAAGGGGTTTGCATTATTGTATAAGGATTCGTCACCATCTCTCCACCAATTAGCACTTGTTCTTAACCACTTATAATTATCAGGAGCAGGATTTGAATTACCGCTTGTACTACCACCAATATTTATATCTGTATATGAACCATCTTGAAAACTTAGTAATAATTCAGAAGTAATACTTTCTGAAGCATTTTTTTCAGTTTCACTTGAAAACGTAAAAGGTTTTAATTGATTTATATATCCAATAGAATCAGTAGCTACAAGTTTATAAACGTAAGGGTAAGGTAAGTTTTCTATAGTGTCAAAACTAGGTTGAACCCAACCATACCACCAAATATTATCATCGGTTACAGTACCTTTATAAATTCTTACATAATAAGATTGAAAACCACTTGCTAAAGAATCGTAAACAAATGCTTCGTCAGTATTATTTTCAACAAAAAAATTAATGTTACATTCTGAACCTAAAAATGTTGGGCTTCTATCTGAACCTTGTCCGTTCCAAGTTATCTCAAACCCTTCACCTTGCATTTTAAATTCAGTAGGAGTATCTCCAACTTCTGTGAAACCATCTTTCCAAATCTCTATATTCCAATTTGTGTCTTTTTCACCTATTATGTTGGAATATCTATATTTACCAAATGCCATATACTACCTTCTTTGTTTTCTTCTATTAGCTCTATCGAACACTATCAATAAATCATCTCCGCTTATTCTTACATCAGGTATAACCGAACCGCCACCTCCTAAAGCGTGGTTAGGTATAATCGTTCCGCTTGAACCTGGTACGAATAGTTCAGGTCCTCTTTCACCTACTAGACTCATCTTACCTACAGGTGGGCGACCACCATCAGCAAAGCCCATAATACCACCACCTAGTAAACTTTTAAATATACCTTTAAATCCACTAACAGGTCCACCTACTACATTACCTAAACCTACAAGTGATAATAAACCTGCTAATATTGCTGTCTTAGCTATCATCTTAGTTATTCCAATCAAGAAGTCAGAAACAAAATTACCAAACTTTTCACCGAAACTCATAGTAACTTCAACCATTTCTCCGTTAATCTCAACAAACTTAGTTTGCTTATCAAATAAATTTACAAAACCATCTGAGAAGTTAGTAAACATATTTACAATCTGGTTGTTAAGATTGACTATTTGCTCTTCAGTAAATCCTAAATCGTAACCAAACAAAGATACCATCGCTTGATCAGGTAGTTGTGACATATCAGGGCGACCACCTCGAAGTCCTTGAGTTCCTGAATCGCCAGTTTTAAGGCTAACAGTTGCACCAATATTCTTCTTTTGTTCTTCTAAAAACTTGTTTTGTGTTTTTAATTGTTCGTTTAGTTTCTTTTGTGCTTTTTCTCTTTCTTCATTATTTTTTATATCTTCTAAATATAATTTCTGTAAGTCTGATAAAGCTGTACCATTATCAGCTAATATTATAGAATTTTGTTTAAGTAATCTATTGCGTTGAGCTAATTCTTTATCAGCTTCTTTTGCAATACCTAAAAATTCAAAATAAGCTGCTGCAAGAGCTGCTGCTGCTATTTCAGCAAGAGTAAACGCTCCTGCCACAGAAGCAATAACACTACCAACCGCAGATAAGGCAGTACCTATCGAAGCAAATACAGGTGCTAAAGCGGCAGCAAGTAATAAAAGAGGGCCAACTACAGCAGCAATTAAACCAAATTGAACTATTTGTTTTTGAGTTTCTTTATCTAAATTACTAAACTCTTTAGTTAATTCAGTAAGTGTTTCTATAAAAGGCATTAACATTTCAATAAGCAATTCACCTATTTTAATCTTAAAGGTTTCTAGTGCTGAATTAAACTTAGCTAATTTACCCTTAGTAGTTTCATCCATCTTAGCAGCCATTTCATCTAAGGCTGTTGTATTGGTTTTATAACCTTCAGTTAACTCATCTACTTTATCTAAGTTGTTAGAAAGTATAAGAAGTTGATTGGATGCTGTTTCACCTACTAATTTTGTAGCATCGTTTAAGGTCATTTGACCTGACGCCATTTTTCTTAAAGTTTCTTCAAAAGGTACGCCTACTTCGTTTAGTTTGCTAAATATTTTACGAAGTCCTGTACCTGCCTTAGAAGCCTTAATACCATTATCCATAAGGACACCCATCATAGCAGATAGACGCTCAATAGTTACACCTACAGCTTTAGCAGAAGAACCTGCGTGACCAAAGGCAGTAGCAAATGTACTAAGTTGTATTGATGAAGTTGCAGCTGCTTGTGCTAAAGTGTTTGCTACTCGTGACGATTCGTTTGCATCTAAATTAAATGCTTTTAAGGAAGCCGATACGGTTTCTGCTGCAAGAGATAAGTCCTCTCCAGTCGCTAAAGCTAATTTAGCAATAGCTTCTTCCATCGCTATAATCTGTGACGGATCAAACCCTTTACGACCTAATATTAATTGTAGGTCAGCAAATTGCCTTGCGGTAAATCTTGTTTCTTGCCCTAATCGTTTTGCTTCTTTTTGTAATAAACCAAACTCTTCTTGTGTAGCTCCTGTAACTACATTAACCTTCATCATAGAGTCCTCAAACTCAGCGAAGGTATCTACAGCAGTTTTACCTAGTGCCGCTAAAGGAGCTGTTACACTAAAGGTAAGTAAAGAACCCATACGAGCTGCACCCGAAGCGAATCTAGCTAAACTCTTGTTAGCTTTACCCATTCCCTTCTCTAACCCTTTTACGTTAGCTGCGACAATTATCGATATGGTCTTTACTGAAAACCCCATTACTTTTTATATTTTATTAAACTTACTTTTATTGTATTTCTCGAGAACCTTTTGTATGTGTTCCTTTGAAGCTATCTCTTTTTTCGGCTTATACTTATTATCCCAAGGAAGAGGTAATATCTCTTGTGGCTTTAGATTCTTTTTTGAGTGAGGTTGCAAACACCCCATCAATATGATTCGAGTTTGTTCCCATTGGTTCTGCGACATCTGTTCCTGGTGCATTTTAAAGCCCTCTAAGCGATTATTAAAAGAACGTGGGGTTAAACTATACAATTCATCATAACCTAACCCCATCATCCCTAAACCTATCTTCTCGAGCTTATCCCAATCAACATCGCCTTCCTCAGAATCTATCTCCTCTCCCTCAACTACTTTCCCTCGCCTTGAGGTTGGTCTAGTTGGAACGCTTCGAATATTTCGTTAATCTTAGAGAACTCTTCGTTATCCAACCACTCTTCAATGTCAGCGATTTTATAAGTGAACTTCTCTCCAATCTTCTTAGCTCCGTACTTTAAACCAAAGTAAGCGATAACTCCGATGTGGTCTATCTCCGATCCTAACTGATTTAATTCGTTTAGCTTTAAACCTAACTTTTTGCAGATTTCTTTTAAGCATAAATAACTAAATCTGATTGGTCGCTCCTGACCGCCTAATTCTACCTTTTTCATTTTTATTTGTGTTTATTTATTAGTATGTATCTTTTGTTACTACTCCAGTACCTGTTATAGTCACAGAGTAAGTCACATTCTCTTCGACTCCTGCATCCATAGAAAGACTTGATATAAAACCACTTCCTTCCCATTTAACACCTGAGTCACGTTCTGCAAATCTTACTATCACCTCATTACGTTCGTGAACATCATCGTAGAACTCTTTAAAGTCTAAATCAGCGTTAATGTCTTGTAGTGCGTCAGATGATAACTCAAACGACCTTAAACCACCTGCGTTCTCTTGATAACCACCGCTATCTTTAGATGTAATATCTCTCAAATCGTTATTGAATGATATTGAAGCCGATGTGCTATGTGCAATAGGTTCTTGTCCATCTAGTGTTTCACCTGAAGTAATTACAATAACTTCTATAGCACCTTCGTCTATTTCGGCTGTACCATCTGCAAAACTTAACGTGTTTACGTCACCTTGATGAATATTAGTAAAATCTCTATAAATATAATCACCCTCAATTACACTACCACTACCTGTATAACCGTTATTAACAAGTAAAGTGAAAATTTTTATAATTAAATCTGAACCTGTATTTGATGTAGTAGATGCTGTTTCTAATTCAGCTACGTTAGCCCCAACGCTAGTTGTCGTATTTAAAATTTTAACAGTACCATTAGCACTTAAAGGTGTTGTGTCTAATACTTTAATTCTAGTTACCTGAGCTACGTTAGCAGGTGACTTTTTGTAAACTAATAAATCCGATGCGTTTTTGATTGCCATAATTAATGGATTTAAAAGTTAATACTATGATTTAGATAAAGCCCCTGTACCTGTAAGAGAAATAGAATAAGTTGCGTTTTCTTCTACACCTGCGTCTATTGAAATAGAAGTTATTAGAGCTGAACCTGAGTAAATCATATCAGTTGCACCAAAGTTTACTACAACTGCTTGACGAGCTGCCCAAGTATCCCAAAGAGCTTCAATGTTACCATCACCTGCTCCGATTTCAACAAAAGCATCTCCACTTACTTCCCAAGAACGTAAACCTCCTAGATTTTCTTGATAACCTCCTGAAGATTTAGTTGTAGAATCTCTAAGGTCCATATTCATAGATATAGATGCTGACGTTGAATGTGCTACTGCTGTCAAAGAACCACCTGTAGGAGTTATTGAAAGAGTCACATCTGTTGCGTTTAAAATTGCCATTTTTATTTAGTTTTTGATTATTAAACAATTAAATATTACGTTTTTGTAGAACTTTTCAGGTGACTTAAAATACTCATCATCTAGGGTTTCAAACCTAAACTTAGCGGTATAAGTCACACCATCTTCGGTGTAGTCCACCTCGTACAAATCTAAGGCTTCTACTACTGCCTTAGCTTGACTATATGTTGTTAAATAAACGTCAGCGAAACAAGCGATCCGAATCGATACGTCACAAGACTTTAACGAGTTGTTTTTACTCATAAAGTTGCTTACGTTTGTTATCTCGAACGTGGTCGAAGGATATGTTACACCTTGAGGTATAATTACAGGAAAGACTCTATTACTACCACCGTTAGCTGTTGTGAAAGCTGATGTAGCATT